AACTGGCAAAAATCACGTTTTCCGCCGCATTGGCGGGAACCACAATCACCTCAGAATGCCTCCTGGTTCTGATATGAAATCGGTGCCTAACCAGTCAACATCAACAGTTGAACTGACCTGTAAAAACAATTGCACAAAAGTGCCTCGTCCTGCGCCCCTCATCCATTCTTCTCTTGTTGTGTCTTCCGATGCCCAGTCAAAAGGCCAGTCAGCTGGCAGCACCGTTCCTGAAGTTGCGCTCAAGCTAATTGATTGCTTGAATGCAACAGGATGGAAGTCATATGCAAGCCCACTCACAGCGGTCACATTGCCGACGCTGATTAAACGTGGGCGATACGCTGACACCCGCTTTTCGGAATTGCTTCTTAAAATCGTTGGTGCGGTTTTCGCAATTGCTGTAATTGCACTACCGTCATCTGTCGTTCCGCTGTAGCGATAAACCTTTCCACCCGTGCCACCGAAATACAGTTTGTTGTTGAATTCACCAAACACCATTGCATTCAGGTTGGTGAAACGGGTAGCTGCTCCGGTCCTGACATTCGTAACATGCTGCACCGAAGTGCTTTCGCCCGTTGGCACATTAACAATCATTAACCCTTCATTAGGAGAGTAATGAGCCTGCCACCCAGCGAAACCCGAATACAACGCAAGTGCATCCCTTGCAGCACCACTTAGCTTTGAGTCCCTGCCGCCACCCTGTGTTATAAACTGGTCAGGTGCGTATATGTAATCTCGGTTAGTAACCACAAAAAGCTTGCCGTAGATCGGGGCGATAGCCCGATTATCCACGATAGGTCCGACATAAAATCTTCCAACAATGGCAAAGTCATCACCAGGATCACTTCCCTGATACACCAGCACCTCACCTTCTGAGGTGAAGACAGCCAGAAAGTCATCTGGTCCGCTGCCGCCATCAACTGTCCATGAATTGATTGAAACAACGCTACCACCCCTTTCGGCAATTCCTGTTAAAGGAAATTTTGTGACAGTTCCGGTAGAAGCAAAAAGCTCGGTATACCAGAAGGCCAGTTCATCTTTGGCTGCGTAATAGACCCTGTTTTTGAATACATGCACAGAGAAAAAACGATCATGTGAGATATCACCGCCAACAAATGAAGCGGCGGAAACTGTACTACCATCGTAAATCTGCGGTTGGTCTGCGCCATTACAGAACACCACCCCTCGATTGAAATCGACTGTGTCCCACCGATTACTGGCAAAGCCGGTAGCAAGCGATGTTGCACTACCACTGGTAATGTCATATATGCGTCCACCACCACAGGCCAGAAGCTTGTCTGTTCCTGAGGTTGTGACATGTGACTGGAGGGTTTCTACATTTCCGCTACCCACGCCAGTACAGAACTGCTGATACCCCTTTCGCAGGCGCACCGCGTTTGTGTCCGGTAACCAGTTGTCAAACACCGCTGCATCAGCGCGAGGCATGTTTGCAAGGTCATCGCGGGTATTCCAGCCGCCGATAGGAGCAGGCGTTGAACCCCTATACGAACTACGATATCGCTCTCTTGCCAGAGCCGCCCTAGAGACCAATGCCGCTCTCCGGAATATTCGGATAACGGAAAGCCTGCCCATGATCCGCCCTTAATACACCGGCACCACCATCCTGCGCTTTTGCAATCGACAGGTAACGATCAAATTCATTTTTTTCTTCAACATAAGTCTGGTTTAGTGCGTTCAGCCAACGCCATTTAATATTTAATTCCAACAGCGAGTCATCCAGCGAAAAAGTATCCGTATCAGCCGTAAAGTTTGTCTTTGGATTGCCCGTCGTACTTGCCGCCCACTCATTTGATATATATTCAAACGCAACGCCCAGACGCACTTTGGTTCCATCACGGCATTCATATTCGCATTGTGTCGTACTTGGGGTGCTGTCTATGAAAAGCTCTTTAGTGCCTTCCACACCTTTCACACGCCAGCGTCGATATACAGCGGTTTTGACTAACCCGCTTTTAAATTCCTGCCAGATATGTGGCGCGACACGCTCGATTGGACGCGATTCCACCCGATCCCACATGGTGCCGTTTATAAAGCGCCCGAAATCGTCCGGCAGATCATACGAAGCCTTATCCTTAACCAGCGGAAATTCATGCTCCTTGGTAAGGACACTCCACGGATATTCTTCAGCCAGCCTTTTTGCTGACGTTTTTGCGAGCCTTAGGATTGTTCTTGCGTCTTGCCCGTTGTTTCCCACCAGAGTTGACGGACTCGGAAACCCTGTTTCCTCCATCACTCCCTGACATATGCTTAGTATCGTTGCCAAGCTTACTCTCCAATTCTTCTATTCGTTGCAACAAGGCAGCGGTATCGCCCTGCCGATAATCCAGAAACTTTTCAGCGGCTCTCTTGGTAGCAAATCCCTTGCCACCGAAAATATTTTTAAGTTCGTTATCCGGAAGATTAATAATCTCTTCCACCGTTTTTATTTTTCGCCTGCCGAGATTCTGGATGTCAGCCGGTGTCAATAACGGAAATGATTTGGTTGGTGTTCCCTGTTCCGGCACCTCTGAGTTTTCCTGATAAGCCTGCCAGTAAGCAGGCCATCTTTTCTCATCTTCAGGACGCTTGGGGCGCTCGATAATACTTTTCGGATCACCGATATTAAATATGCGTACATAAATCTCATCACGACTTAATACATTGCCGTTTGCGTCCTTGTAATCAACCGCCTGCAGGAAAAACTCAGGCCGTCCACCATCTGCCTGCTTCTTTTCCCCGAATTTAATCGCCTCTTCTACGCTGTTAAACATTTCCGCCTCCCAAAACTTTCCTATCTAAAACCGAATTTGCTTCCCTCCAGCATTGCCACCATTCATCTGCGAAAGCACAATTTTTATAATCTTCAAAATACGGGCCACCCAAAGTGAAATGCACAAGATTAGGATTTCCGTAGACCGAATCATCGACACCCTCACCAACGAGGTAGTTCCATGCTTTCGGTAACTCACCTACCTTTTTTGCCCAATCGAACTGGTGCAGGTTCAAACCACCACTGCGATTAACATAGTGCTTTGAAAGGGTTTTGCAGGCAGCGTTATTAAACAGCATGACGCTTGACCAATTCTTTTTACTGTATTTGGTTTGCTCCGCCCCAAGGAACTTATTGCCTTCTTTTGGAACGTATCGATGCTTTACAACCTGAACATCGGAGATACCGTCAATACATTCAAACAGGCGGTTTATATCGCTACGAACAAGGATGTCGCAATCCATGAAGACCGAATACCCTTCGTAATCTGATAAATACGGAACCAGAAAACGAGTAAAGGCAAATTCAGTAGATGCCTTGTAATCGGTATTGTGGAAATTTTCTATATGCCTGATGTTGACGGGGCAAATGCTCACCGGAGCGGTGGCGTGTTTAATTATGCTGTGTGCGCAGACATGATAGGCCGCGATTTCCTTGCGGTCATATCCGATAAAGATTTTGTGCATGTTTTGGCCTCCCTGACCATCTCGCTAACGAGTTGTTTGAACCCGATCCTTGGTTCCCATTTCAATACTTCATGTGCCTTCGTTGCATCACCGCACAAGTGGTGAACTTCCGCTGGACGATAATGATCCAGACTTGAAGCTATTTCCGGATAACGCTTGGCGGTCTCACACGCAAGGTTTAGAAATTCTTTCACGGTGTGGCTCTTACCAGTCGCGATCACAAAGTCATCCGGATCATGCTGCAGCATTAACCACATCGCCCTGACATAATCCGCTGCATGCCCCCAATCCCTCCTTGCCTCCAGGTTCCCAAGAGTTATTTTGTTGTTCCAGACTCCTTTGGCGATTTTTTGGGTGACGAACTCTTGTCCCCGAAGTGGACTTTCGTGATTGAACAGGATTCCGCAGCTGACTTTGGTTTTGTAGGAGTCTCGATAGTTAACGCATAAAGAATGCGCCAAAAGCTTGCCTGCACCGTAGGGTGATCGAGGCTGAAAACGGCTTCGTTCATTTTGTCTTGCTGGCGCGTTGCCGAACATTTCGCTTGTAGATGCTTGGTAAAGTCGTATATTTTTGCCACGGATTGCCTCCAGTAGGCGCAGTACGCCAACACCGTTTACATCAACGGTGTACAGCGGAAGTTCAAATGAATCACCGACAAACGATTGTGCAGCTAAATTGTAGATCTCGGTGGGCCTGACCCTGTCAATGGTGCGTTTTATATTTTCGTATTCACCAAGCTCGATAGGCACCATTTCACAACTGACACCCAAACGCTCAAGCCTGTCTGTTCTTGGGCTGGCTCCACGACGATAACCGCCGAAAACCTCATACCCTTTTTTCTGCAAAAGCCTTGCTAGGTACGCTCCATCCTGTCCGGTGATACCGGTGATGAGCGCCCTCAAAAATTTACCCTCAGAAGGTGTACGAAGCCGCGAGAGGTCTTATCTACACCTCTTAATACCTCACCCCTATCCTCCAGAAAGTTACATCCCAAGCCCTCTAGTTTTGGTTGGTAAAAATCATCCAGAATGATGGTTCCACCCTCGGAAATATTTTCACTCGCCCATTTAAAATCATTTTCGATGGTTGTCACCGAATGACCGCCATCAATCCAGCAAAAATCGAATGGTTCACCATCCCATTCCCATAAAGTGGTGTTGGTATCACCCCTGATCAGGGCAAATTTACTGAAACCCGCCTGTTCTATGGATTTTGCAACATCCACCATTTCATAGTGGGCCTTGACGTTGAATTCGCGCTCATCGGTCTCATCATTTGCGTATTCAAACAAATCAAAGCCTGTGTAATAGCAGTTTGAGACTGCCATTAACTCGATGGCGCGTTTACCGCTCCATGTGCCGATTTCCACCAAATGCTTTGGCTTTTCGTCACGCACAATCTCAAGCAGTGTTTGATACCTGCTCATCTATCTCCCTCCTAAATATTCGTGCGCCCTTGTCGTGGTCTAAAACCTTACCCAAGGGACTTCGCCTGAAAACATCAATCATTCCCTCTGCTTCTGGCGTTAAATTGTTACCGCTAAGGCCCTTTCTCGCACTATCGAAAGCAGAACAATCAACCCAGTAATCGAGTAAATACAACAACCGCTTATCGTAGAACTCCCGATAGCGATGCTTAAAAATCTCCATATCAGGATGATGCGTATCGAAAATCAGGAAACCCGTTTCGGTGTATGTCTGTTTCCTGCCGAGAAAGGCACAAAAATGCCCATCCAGAAGATCGATAAAAAATTCAGGGGTAAGCTTGGCTTTCGCTACGCAATCTGCATCCAGCCACACCACATAGCGCTCACCGGACTCAAAAGCGTCAAGTTGAGCGTAAACCTTGTGGGAAAATCGCTGTGCATCGAAAAGAAACGTTTCAGGATTGAAATGATTGGCGTCATCCTGAAATGATTGCCAGCCGTCTACGTCATGCAGACTTTTTGTCACCGGAAAAGTAATTTTGTCCTCTGTATACACCGTTACGGGCAGCGTCCAGTGCTTCTGCAGCGAATCGAGACACCTCTTTCCGTACTGGTGGTACTGCTCGCTCCCCAAACTGGTGATTAACAGCATAATATCCCCCCACTTGTTTTTTTGCGTTTGCTTTGAAAATTTCCTGTATTAAACCCTTGCCATATGCCTTGAAACGTGATCCTTCAAGCATTTTGATGACATCCTGTATTTCATTGGCCTGAGCAGCCATTGCAGGATCGGCATAGTAGGTTTTTCCTTCGCACCAAAGCTCCAAGGTGTTTTCTTCCTTGACCCCACCCCATCTTTCGCCGGTAATCTTTCGGAGCGGACGCTTTCCCTTGCCCTGCAGGCAGGAATCAAAGCCGAATAAATGGAAAGTGCGAAAACCCATCATCCAGGCAAGCACAATGCCCCTCGATCCGGAGGTAGAGCCACCGCCTATCTGGCACCTGTTACCCAGCCACTCATGGCTGGAAGTAGCTAGTAAATGCCACAGGATCACCTCCTGGTCTTCCAAATAATCAAAAAGCTCGGCATGACACTGCGAGGCGATTAAATAAACCGGCCTGAACCCAGCATTCTTGCCCAGCTTTTTTGTAAAACATTCAACAATGTGAGGCTGCGGATCAACTGCGAGGGCGGCATGCGGAATGATTTTGTTTTTGATCAAAAAATTATGTGCGCCCTTAATCGCCAGAATAAAACATCCGGCATCATGCAGTTTCCTTATTTTTTTAAGCTGCCCCTTTGCCGAAGGGCCGCTGCCGATAACACATACTTCTTTTTTGTGTGCAGGAGAAGGCCCGAATTCATGTAAGCCCCTCTCACATGCGGCCTTTATCTGCTCCAGCCTGCCCTCTGCGTCCACGACACAGCGAGCCTGAATTTTTAGTGGCTGCATAAATATTCCCTCCAAAGAAAAAACCCCCTCCGAAGAGGGGGCCAAAACAGTTTAAGAAGCTACCGTGAGGTCTGCTTTCTTAACCCATCCATACTCACCAGAAGCGATAGCATATATCGCGGTAAGTTCACCGCCAGACGAAGCTGAAGCGGTAAAGGACGTTGCTAATTCAACGCCAGTGCCTGAGGCGATTGCCTCGTTAGCATAGACGTAAATCAACACCTGATTGTCGGCTGCTCTTGCCGTAGTACCCAAACGGTGACGGGCTGTCCCATCACTACCTGCGATATCCACACCAAGTTTGCCGTCATTGGCAAAATTCGCCATGTCGATCTCCTTTATGTATAGATAACGCCTTGTAGGCTACGATTTGAACAGGTGAGATTACCCGCGAAGAGAATTGGCACTACCAACGCATCCTGCGAGACTGGCTGTCGCCGGTCAAACGGTACGAAGTTAGTGTCAGAATGCACCTTGAACTTGAGATAATCAGTGTTCAAGAAATACATATGATTCGCTGGAATTCCACTATTATGGAGTGTTGGTCCACCGTCCATTACCACATCTGCCGTTACAAACTTCAGGCTTTGGAAGCCCTGAACGCCTGCGCCTGCATCTGTGATACGTTGACGGTCTGTCATATTATCCCAGAAGACCTTATAAAGGGTCTGGTCTGAAACAATCAGATCAACTCCATCCGTTCCACGAGTACACTCTAGCCAGAGATTTTTCATCTCTGTGTCCAACGCGACAGCCGAGGAGTCGATATTCGCAACGTCCCCTGAAGTCTGGTTTTTCCAGAAGGTAAAAGTGGATGAATCAATACCACCAACAGTACCTGTCCCTGCGTCAGCAACGATGGATTGAAGACCACCTATTTGCTTACCGCCTGAACCAGTACCATCGGAATACACGCCTTCAGAGATATTGTTCGCCATCGTCTTCTCAGCGTTTTTAATGCGGCTCTCAAGCAATCCAATGATTGCCTCAGGACCAGCATTCTGGATACGAGTCTCAAGACCGCTGGCAGTTACGTTAACAGCTGCCTGCTTCCAGTTGAATTCAGCAGCAGAGAAAACATCAGACGGACTAACGTCTAACATTTCATAGCCACTGTAATATTGGAAGGTTGCGTTCTCGGCGTATTCCAGTTCCTCAACAATTGTTCTACCACCTGAAACCATAGAGCTATTGCCCTTTGATCTCATACGAGACAGCAAAGCATTATGCTGGCTTATATTGTCAGCCAATGCTTTGGAGCGCCTGCGTAGTGTGGTAGTCACAATCTCTGTGAGATTTGGACTAGTTGCCATGAGTTACATTTCCTTATGCACTATGTTGTCGATATGCATCAGACAGCATTTCGGTCAGACTAAGCGACTCAGCACCTTCACTGGGATCGGCTTTACCATTTGCCTTTACACCCCGTGCAGCTTTTTTCGCCTGTTTTACCTTCTGGGCTTTCTGTTCCGCTGACTTTTCCTGTTTTTGGCTTGCTTGCGCAGCCCTGAAATCAGGCACAGTCCAAACCGCTTTTTCGTAGGCTTGCGCCATCGTGTCACCGCTCTGTACGAACTGTGCCATTAGGGGTTTCACCTGTTCAAAATGGGGATGTACCAGGTTGCCGGACTCATCGGTAGCTTGCGAAAAGCTATCAATTTGCTGTTGGACAGCACCGACATTCTGGTTCTGTATCCCTTGGTTTGTTTGGTTCAGTTGACCCTGAAGCTCACCGATTTGCGTCTTCAGCGCCTTGATTTCAGGATCAGTGAAATCTTGTTCATCAGTCTTTGGCGCAAAACTGTTTTGCAGTTGATCCTGTATCCCGTAACTTTGGGCAATCTGTAGAATGCCTTGTAATGGATTCGCGTCCAACTGGTGCTGGGCAGCAAATAAGGTCCGAATTGCCTGATCCGCTGTTACACCGCGCTGGGCTAACGCATCCTTCCAAGGTTCCAGTGCCTCAGAAATCGCAGAAATACTTTGCGCTTTTTCCTGATACCCCTTTTGAAACTGGGCATCCCTCGTAAGAAGGAGTTCCTGTGCCTCAGGGGCCAGAGCGTCAAAACCTTCACGCTCTTCAGAAGACCAATGCTCTGGCGCTTGGAATACCGTATCCGGCTCGGCGCTGATGTCGTTGTCTTCTTGTTCAACCTCGGTATTAGCCTCGGTCTCTTCTGGTGCGGCCTCTTCAGATACCGCTTGAGCTTCCTCCGATGTTTCGGGTTCACCATCGGAAGCATTTAGTACTGCTGAAAGCGAATCAGCTATAGACTCGATTTCCTGTTGTTCTTCACTCATCACCACTCCCTGGTTGGATTGTCATCTGACTTTCCGTTGTGTTTAAAAAAGTAATCCTTTTCATTGCCTACCTGAACCATCCCATTGCGCCGCAAATACTCTCGCTCCTTGCTGCGTGATGTGATTTCCTGCTTGAATGCGCCGCTCCCCGCTACAGGCATATATGGCTCGATATCCGGCATGATGTGATGCGACTTTTGTCGTTCACGCACGGGCTTTGGTGTAAAGCTCACCGAACCCCATTTAATGTTGTCAAAATTAGAGCGGAACTGGCTCTGGTCAGTTGGCCTGCGGTTGCTGCCTTTGGACATTTCTGGTTGCCTCTGCTTTGGCAGCAGCCAGCTGCCTTGTTGCCATTAAATCTAACTGATGTTTTTCCCGATCCTGCGCCATTTCCTGAGAATGCTCTTCAGCGTCCTGCGCCATGTCCTGCTGGTGCTTTTGGGCATCCAGTTGCATTTCAGCCTGCATCTTCTGCATTTCCATTTGCATTTCTTGCTGTTTCATCTGCATCTCGGCCTGCATCTTTTGCATCTCCATCTGCTGCTCAGCCTGTTTTTCCTGCTGCTCAGCTTGTTGCTCAGCCTGCTGCTGTTGTTGCTCCTGAGATGGTTGCTGCTGCTGCTGTTGGGCAGCGTCTTCCAGCAAATCATCGAGCTTGCGCCCGAAACGGAATTTGCGTAGATAATCTGCAAGCAGGCCCATTGCTACCGGCTGGGGCATCATTCCGCTCTGAACCAGCGGACCTACAGATCCAATATAGGATGAAATTGCCTGCATCGCCTCGGCAAGACCCTGTTTTTCAGACTCGATATCCGCAGCAATTGTGGTGTCTGTTTCAACATCGACACTGAACATCCTCAGGGCATCATTTTTAATCATCTTAACTGCTGCATCGAAGACTTCATTGTCACGCTCCAGGCCAACCATCATGCGCAATGTTTCAGTATCGAATTGCTCAGCAATAATTTCTGCCTTCAATCGGTACAGGTCCCTGAAGTGGTTCTGTATTGTCTGCTGCTTGGTCAACAGCCTTCGGCTACCAAGATTGGCCTTCAGCTGTTGCGCACGAGCAGTCTCCCTTGGGTCACTGGCACCACGCTGGATATCTGACACGCCGGTTAGCTCAAAAATCTCCTGCACCTTGACTGATCTCTGATGCTCAAGAATTTGCAACACCTTGGCGAACTGTTCCACCGGCACCCATGAAATAAGCCCATCGAGGCCGCCCTTATCCATCATGGTCATCCAGTCTTCACAGGCCACCAATTCATTGTCATCGGCATCAAGTATCTGCTCTAGCTCTACCTTCTTTTCACCGGCATATGCACCACGCGCCTTTATAGCCGTGGTAATTCTGGTAATACGCGCAGTTAGCTCATCTAATTCGTCAGCCTGATCCTGCCAGAGTGTGAATTCGGGCGTAGGAATCATCCTGTCATTATCTTCGACTGCATACACAGGCGGAGGACAAGGGAAAAATCCTTCCAGACTTAACGGGTCATCATTTTCCTCAAGAATGAAATCATGCTCTTCAGCAATGAAGATTTGCTTGCGAGTTCGCTTGTCCCAGATTTCCCAGACAATAATTTTGTCTGCCATTGCCTTGGAACGCTGTTCCTGCTCATCAGTCTTTGACTTTTTAACACTGACCTTTTCAAACACCTTGCCAAATTCGTTTAATCCCTCATCCTTGGTAAAAGGCGCACCAAAGGCCACCCAACGCACGTTCTCCCATGTGTCAGCCGGATCAATGCGAAACCATTTCCACGGAACCCGTTCCGGACGTACTTCCTCATAGACAAGCTCTTCACTCTGATCGGTAACAAATGCGCCGTCCGCATCTTGGTCAAATTCTTCCTCTGCCACCCCATTCGGGCGTACAAAAACGAATTCTCCGGCATCCTCACGCATAGTGAGCGGAATACGCTTTTGTTTTTTCTCAAAAGTCGGCACATAACGCAGTCTGGATACACCGCGCCCT